CCGCCTATAAGAGCGGCAGGGAAGCATGTAATCCCATCTTGGGGTCACATTGCTCTTCAACCCATATATCGGCTTGTTTTGCCTAAAGCCGATCTTCTGGGAGCGTATATAGCCTGCGAGAAAAGCGTAAACCAACCCGTCAGGGTTGACAAGCTTTCGCCCGCTTACTTCGCCTCCAAGTCCAACCTTCACACCACGTGCCTTCGACTTAAAGAAGCGGTATCTAACCGCCCCATTTTTGTCAGAGGACTCTTGATATAAAGATAGAGGGACATGAATGCCTTCATCAAACCCGTGCTCGGGCGGAATTAAAACCCGCTTCACGGACTCAAGAAGAAGCTGTATACTGTTCGGCAGGTTTAACCCTGTCGTAGCAGTCCAGTCATTCAGTAAATTGATAGCTACATACCGATCTTGCGGCGTATCTAGGGATTTAATATAAACACCCCTCACAAAGCGACCATTAAAGAAGTCGCTGCCACAAGACTCGCGGAACGGACCCTCAACAAAGGTCTTGTCTGCATTCACTCTAAAACCTAGCAATCCTAGGAGATAAATAACCTTATCAAAGATTTCTCTTTTTACGATTATATCGTCCCCAAAGACTGCGTAGTTGCCAGGCTCACTAACCTTGTTTCCAAGGGTCGCTTGTCGGACAGATGAAGACAGCGTTGAATACTGAGTCGGGACATCACAGTAAGGACAGGCTCTCGCCTGCCCGTTCTGTATCCAACCCTCAACACTGCTGGACCGGAACCTACGATTTCTCGAGGTTGAAAACCCGGATAACCTATAGCAGACATTAACGATAGCAGTGAACAAGATCGTTTCCAAAGGAAATGTGAAACCATTCCCCATGGTAGAAACCATGTTCAGCTTTACGAGTGTGCCATCCGGCAAGCGAGTCGTGTTGCACCTTAGCAGATCCAAGAGCCCAAACCAAACGGGCGGAAGGACCTGTTTTAGGATTCCATACGACAAGCTATCCGACGCACTGCTTAGATCTATGGTGGCAAAAGAACCATCAAGAGACCCTTGCCTCGCCAACTCACGGTTGAAAGTAGGTTGATCACTTAGGCGAATGCCATAAAACGTGGCCAACCGACCCTCAAGCAACCTACCAAGCCCTAGCTGATAAAACATATTAAGCGTGGGCTCGATGCAGATTACACGTGAGATGTCGTTACGTTTCGGTGCGAATGTTAACCTGTTGCATTCGACCAACTCGTATTCCCCAAAGCGCTCGGCGCGTGCTACTTCAGCAGCTCCACACGATGGGATTTCGGAAGTTGATGCTCTATAGGACTTATAGAGTACAGGTCTCGTAGTCGTGAGAAGAGAATTCGACAATTTTGAATAAAAGTCGTTAAACTCACTCCCCAGACTCTTTCCGGGACCGACCCCTCCCTGTGTAAAGCAATCAGAGAGGGACCACGCAACCGCTTTCTCAGCGACGTTTCTACCCTTGGAAGGGTAAAACCAAAACCTGTAGAGCTCGTTTCTGAGCTCTCCAAGGAAAAGGTCGTCGTACAGAAAAC